AGTGTTTTAATTCTCTAAAAACAAGGAACACCTTTTTAAAAGGATGTTCTAGAAAAGAAGGGAGGGATGTTGTCATTCATGAATTAAGCGCAGACAAAAAGAAATATGGACTTACCCACCTTCCTTCTCAAAATTACTACATTCTCAAGAAAAGAGCAGGACTGATTACTTGTGAAAACTTCTTCGAATCAAAGAAAGAACTGGCAGATAATTTGGGTTTAGATCTTTTCTATGACAAACCTCTTCCAGAGAACTTCTGGACCGTCTCTGAAGAGGAATTAAACAAGATAGAAATCCACAGAGACACAAGAGAACAAAAACCCTTTTCTTTTTCTAATTACATCGTAAATAAATTGGATTTTGGTGATTACTGCGCGGGAGGAATTCATTATAACAAAACTTTTATAGACAGGAAATCGCCAACCGATTTTAAGGGAACCTTTGGGGTTGGTTTTGAGAGATTTACAAAAGAAGTCGAAAGGGCTAAATTATTCAATAGTTTTCTTTTTGTTGTTGTAGAGTCTTCTATAACGGAAATAATTCGTTCAAATCTTTTAGGAAAATATGCTACAAATTTATCATACGCATTCTCTAATGTAAGAAAGTTATGTTTAAAATATCCAGAAGTAATTCAATTTGTCTTTTGTAAGACAAGAGAAGATGCACAAGATATAACTAAAAGAATTCTATACTTTGGAATAGATTTGCATAAATGTGATATTCAATATTATTTAGACAAAAAATATGTGGGAAAAAGGTAAACAAGGCTTTAGAATGGATTATTCGGCAAGCAAAACAAATGCCGAAATTCTGGAAAAAGAGGGATGGCTTGAGCAAGACGAAGCTAGCGTCCTTCTTTATAAATTCTTAAGAAATAACATAACATTTGCTACCGAATTCTTTCTTGGTATTAAATTGTTTCCATTCCAAGCTATTTTGATAAAAGCTTTATTTATTTCAGATTATACAATGCACGTTCTGGCGCGAGGCATGTCAAAAACATTCTCGACGGCTATTTATTTGATTTTGGAACTCTTATTCAACCAAGGTTCCAACATAGGGGTTATTGCAGGAACGTTTCGACAGTCTAAAATGATTTTCACAAAAATTGAAGATATCTTATCTAAACCAGCGGCAAAGCTTGCGATGGATTGTATAGGAACCAAAAACTACATCCAAAAAGGGACCGATCAATGGACATTGAAAATAGGAAGAAGTAGGGCTATTGCCCTTCCTCTTGCCAATGGGGAAAGACTGCGAGGCTTTCGTTTTAATCGAATTGTTATTGATGAGTTTTTGACAATGCCAGAAAAGATTTTTAACGAAATTATCATGCCCTTCTTGGGTGTTATTGAAAATCCAACGCAACGAAAAGAACTTCGGGATTTGGAGACAAGATTAATTGCCCAAGGAAAGATGCAAGAGTCAGAAAGATTCGTTTGGCCAAATAACAAACTCATCCTTCTTTCTTCTCCTTCTTTCAAATTTGAATATATGTATAAGCTGTATAAACAGTTTATTGACCTCATAATGGGTCAACATGATTCTCAAAAATTTAATAGAGAAGAGGCTGGAGCAATATCCGCTTATCGGGCAGTATTTCAGCTTTCTTATGATCTTGCTCCTCCAGAACTTTACGACCAAAATCTTCTCGATCAAGCAAGAGCAACAATGAGTAAGGCTCAATTCGACAGAGAGTTTGGCGCACAGTTTGGCGACGAAGGAGATTCTTATTTCAAAATGAGTCGAATGATGCAATGCACCATTCCAGAAGGAGAATTCCCTGCTGTTGAAATTATTGGAGACCCTGCGGCAGAATATATTTTATCCCTTGACCCTTCTTGGTCCGAAAGTGAGGAGGCAGACTTTTTCAGTATGCATGTGGGCAAGATTTTAAAACCAGAGAACAAAGTAGCAATCGTTCATTCTTTTGCTTTAACTGGTCAACCCCTAAAGGTCTATATGACCTATTTTCATTATCTTTATACTCACTTTAATATTGTAGGCTTGATTGGAGATAGGAACGGCGGTTTACAATTCATAAGCGCATGTAACGAGAGTGAGCTTTTCAAGAATTCTAAAATACAAATTAAGTTTGTGGAAGGAGAGTTTGATAAACCAGAAGATTATCACACAGATTTGTTGGCTCTTAAAAATTCAATAAATACAGAAGATCATAAGATTTGTTTTCTTAGAAATCCATCCTCTTCTTGGATTAGAACAGCAAATGAAATGCTGCAAGCAAGCATTGATCATAAGCGTATTTTATTTGGTTCTGGGGCATTTTTGGGAGACAAACACTTTGAAGCACAAAGCAAGGCTAAGATTCCAATTGCCGATTTAAAATGGGAACCAGAATATAGGGCTTCTTCAGAAGATGCTTGTAAGGTGGATTTAATTGATTATTGCAAACAAAATATTGAACTTACCAAAACTCAAACATCTAATATTGAAGTTACGACAAGCCCCCAAGGAACTCAATCCTTTGACCTTCCTCTTCACATGAGAAAACAAAGAGGGCCAAATAGACCAAGAAAAGACTTATACTCGTCTTTGGTTCTTTTAAATTGGTGGGCAAAGGTTTATTTTGATTCCTTGGAAGTTAAAGAAGAGAAAAGGGTTGTTTCTACATTTGTTCCTTTTGCTATCTGAAAGTAACTTTTAAAGTTAAAATTTCAGACTTTTGTGTAAATGGCATTATGCCAAGAAGATATACTAAAAAGAATAACGAGTATTGGAACAATTTGTCCAAGGCAACAATTCCGAATAATAATGAACCTCTTGTTATTGATTTTTCTCCAGAGTTGATTGGAGAAGGCTATTACGCAGAAGAAAGTGTGGCTAGTAGCCGCTTATCTTCTTCTTCGGGTTCTAGAATCTCTTCAAGAAGTAATTTGATCACCTCTTCTCTTGTTAGGAAAAGATTTAAGAACATTGACGACGGACTTCTTCCTTGGGATTATTCTGCCGATGGTGTTTCTGTGAGAGATGCTATTGTTCTATCTCAAAAGGCTTATTTTAATGTTCCAGTTTACAAATCAACAATTGATTTATTATCGGAATTCTCTAATTCAGAGATTTATTTTAAGAAAAATACAGGAACGGATAAAAGCAGAAAATTTGTAGAAGCTTGGTTGAATAAAATCAAAATTTATGATTTAAAAGATCAATTTTTTAGAGAGATTTATAGAAGCGGAAATGTTTTTATGCTTCATTTGGATGCAAAGGTTAATAAAGATTCTATAAAAGCCTTTAGCGAAAGCCCTTTGCCATCTCTTTCTGAAAAAAGAATCCCAGTTCGATATATAATGCTAAATCCTGCTGATATCGAAGTTACGGAGCAAATGAATTTTGGTGAATATAGTTATGCAAAGGTTTTGACAAATTTTGAAATGGCAAAACTGAAGAATCCTACGACGGAAAAAGAAAAAGAGTTATTTAACTCTTTACCGCCAGAAGTCAAAAAAGATATTCGTAATTCGGATAAAAAAGCAAACACCTTCATTGTTAATAAGGAAATTCAAATTCCTTTGGACGTTATGAAACTGCATCCTGTTTTTTATAAGAAGCAGGATTATGAACCCTTGGCCATTCCTCCGGGTTATTCTGTTTTGGACGATATTAACAAAAAGATGGAATTGAAGAAGGTTGATCAAGCTATTGCCAGATCAATTGAAAATGTAATCTTGCTTGTTACAATGGGAGCAGAGCCTGACAAAGGAGGGATTAATCATCAAAATCTCAAGGCGATGCAAGACATTTTTAAAAGTAAAAGTGTCGGTCGTGTTTTAGTTTCCGATTATACAACTAAAGCCGAATTCGTTATTCCTGATCTTCAAAAGGTAATGGGTAAGGAAAAGTATGAGGTTCTTAACCAAGATATTCGTGAAGGATTAAATAATATTTTACTTGGAGAAAGTAAGTATGCCGATACAGAAATTAAATTAAAGATCTTTCTTCAAAGAATCGAAGATGTAAGAGAGAGATTTTTTAAAGACTTTTTACAACAAGAAGTTGATAGAATTTGTGAAATCATGGGGTTAAAAAAACCGCCGCGTCTTGAATTCAAGAGAACGGATGCCCTTAATTATTCTGAAATGCAAAGACTTATTGCTAGAATGGTTGAGCTTGGAATTCTCACTCCTCAAGAAGGTATGGACGTTATTGACAAGGGTGTTTTTCCAAATGCCGACGAACTTGGTTCAGAACAACAAAATTTTGTGGATCAAAGAAAGAAGGGATTTTGGTCTCCATTGGCTCTTGGTGGTTCTATTGGAGAAGTTGATGGAGAATCCTCTAATAAATCAACACAACAATCTCAAAATCCAACAGTTTCTGCCCCAACGGGCGGTAGACCAACTGGAACTGGTGTTGAAAAACAAAGCCAAGCCCATTTTGCCGTTGACGCTATTAAGGCTTCCGTTGAAACCATTTCAAAGTTTCAAAAACAAGCCGAAAACCTTTACAAGGAAAAGCTTTCGCTCAAAAAACTTAGTAAGGATAAAAAGGATTTAATTTACGATATTTCCTTAGCCATTATACAGGGTTGCGATAAGAACAAGTGGAATGATAAATTAAATGAAGTCATTGTAAATCCATCAATTCTTGCTTCATTAAGTGTAAACCCCAAAATATTAGATATATCTAATGAACACGAATTATCATTAGAAGCATCTAGTATCTTATATCATTCAACAATTTAATAAAATGTGGACAGAAGAATCAAACTCAAATTTATCTACTAAAATTGCTGGTTCAATTCGCGTAATTGATTCTAGTGAGTTTAAAAAATACGGAATTACAGAACAATCTGTTGCTTCTGCTAGAAAAACCTTAATGCCCCCTTCTTTTGATGTAGAGAAGAATATTGACGTTCTTCCTGTTGTTTTTAATTTGGCTGTAGTAAACCGATTTAACGAAAACGATGACGCAATTAAGACTTCCGTTGCAATGGAGTTGGTAAAACAATTTATCAATAAACCCATCAACATTGAACACATGAAGGATAAAATTGTTGGGCATATTATAAATGCTTCTTTTTCTGACAAACAACCAGAATACGAATATAACGAAATCGAAGCTTACAAAGACAGGAAAGACCCATTCTATATTTCCGCTGCTGGAATTATTTATCGTCATATTTTTCCAAAATTAGCCGATGAAATTGTTGAAGCCTCTAACGAAAAAAGCGAAAAATATCAAAGCTTATCAACTTCTTGGGAAGTTGGTTTTAGAAATTATACATTAGGAATCGGAGAAGGTTCTTTAGAAGAAGTTGAAGAACTGTCAGAAGAAGATGAATCTTATTCTAGTCTAAAAGATAATTTAAAGGCATATGGAGGAACTGGATATTCCAATAAAGGAAGAGTCAGAAGAATAATTAATGGTCCTGTTTATGGATTAGGCGTTGGTATTACTACTTCTCCTGCCGCAAATGTTAAGGGCGTTTATATAATGTTAGAGGAAGAAGAAAACCAAGAAGAAAACGAAGATAATATGGAAAATGAAAAAGAAAATGATAATAATAATAATGATTCTATTTCCCAAGAACATAAAAAATATGTAAAAGCTAACAAACCATCTCTTTCAATGGACGAAAATCAGTTTAACCAACTTATCGCGAAGCTTGAAGAAGCCAAAGCTTCTTCAGAAATCGCCCTTCAGATCAAAAAAGTGTTTGATCAACAGACCGAATGGCAATCAAAAGCCGAGGCTGCTCAAAAAGATCTTGATTCGACCCGTTCGGAACTTGAGTCCATCAAAAACGAATTTAAACAAACTGCGGAAGAACTTGAATCTCTCAAGAGAGATCTTGAAGCTAAAGCCGCTGCTGAACTTTTCAATTCCAGAATCCAAACCATTCTTGAGAAATACGAACTGACCGAAGCTCAAGAGAAGGTTGTTATCGAAGATATCAAAAATCTTGATTCAAGCGAAGCCTCTTTCGAGAAGTTTCAAGAAAAGGCTGAAATTATTTTCTCCAAACAAAGCAAAGAGGCTCTTGCCTCTCTTGAAGAAGCAAAAAGAGCCGAAATTGAAAAGGCCGCAGAAAAACTCTTAGAATCCAAGGCTTCTACCTCCGAAGAAACCTTAGAACTTAAAACAGAAGAAGCGGAAGCCTCTTCTCTCCCCAACAACACTGGAGAAGGTTCTCAAGAACTCACTCTCTTAGACAGAATTAAAAAAACCGGACTTCAAGTTTCAACCAACTAATACAAAATTTAACTAATAACTACTATGGCACAGCAAATTACTCGCTTACTCCCTAATCGCTCCTACGCGGAAGCCGATGTGATCAACTCGTATGCTTTAGACGCAAATTCTGGCGAAGCTGGAACTTTCGTTAAAGTGTCCTCTGCAAACCTTTCCGATGATCCTGTCGTGTATGGCAACTTCGGTCCATTCGCCAACACTCTTGGCAATGCCACTTCGCAATATCCTTATGCTACTCAAAGAGTTGTTGCGACCTCTGGAACCGGGGACGCTGGACAAGTTGTTGGCATGATTCTTAGAGACGTTCGCCAATTTGATGAAAATGGTGAAAATCTTCTTTATTATCCCGCCAAAAAGTTTGATCTCCAGTGTGTTCTTTCTGGTGAAGCAAATCCAATTCTTGCTCGCGGCGTTGTCGAAATTAATGCTCGCGGTCTCGCTGGTGGCGTTTGCCCCGGTGTCGGTCACGCTGCGGTTCTCGCGGCTAATGGTAGGGTTACTGGGGTTGCTTACTCCTCTCTCACCACTGAACAAAGAAATGCTGTGGTCGGAACCTTTATTGGAACTGGTCTCAGAGAGAGTCAACAAAATACAGACTTCGCTGCTGGTGCTTATGCCAGACTTAAGTTCTCCGTGTAATCTTAACCAATATAAACTAACAATTTAAAATGAAAATTCGTATTCAAGAAACCCCAGAACAAATCGAGCTTATTAAGGCTTGCGCCTCTAAGGATAAGCTGGTCGCGGAGGAAGCAAAAGCTGCTGTTGCAGATTTAGTCGGACCCGTTATCAGTGAAGTTATCAATAACGCTCCTACTGTTTCGAATCTTTACTCAACCCTTCCATTTAGCGAAGATGACAATCTTTCGATTGCACTGGACCTCTTCCACGACGTTACTGATGAAGATTACATCAGAATTCACTCTCAATCTGTCGCTGGTGGACTTAGCTCAAACGAGCTTTTCCCTGCCCATGACGAACTTAAGTTTAAGACTTACTCGCTTGATAGCGCAGTTTCTCTTGATAAAAAGTATCTTCGTAAAGGTAGAAGCATCGATCTTTCGAAGGTTTTCACTAGAATGGCCCAAGAGTTTCTTCTTAAGCAAGAAAAGACTTCCATCAACCAACTTTTAGGTGCGCTTCTTGCTGCGGATACTAAAGTGAATGGAACCGCTGCTGCTGGTAATCACATTATCGATTCCACTACGGGCGATCAACTTCAACTTGACGACTTTAATCGTCTCATCACTCTTTCCAAGCGTCTTTGGAGTTCTTTCTCCAGCGGCACTCCCGTTAGCGGTGTGAATGTTGGGATCACTGATCTTCTTGTTTCTCCCGAAATGGTTGAAGAACTCAGAAACATGGC